TTATTTTTGTATAAGTATATTTTCAAGAATATTAACAGTATCTTTTTTCATTTTGTTGGTTACATGGGAATAGGTATCCATAGTTGTAGCGAGTTTTGAGTGACCTAATCTCTCTTGAATATCTTTTATATTGGCTCCAGCTTCTAAAAGCATAGTAGCATGAGTATGTCTAAGTGAGTGAAAATTAAAGTTTATACCTAATTCATAATTTATTACCTTAGATAAATACTTAAGACTATCAGTTGTTATATGTTCACCATTTTCTTTAGTACATATAAAATTAGAATCTGCATAATACTTACCATACTTTAACTTATTTTCTTTTTGATATAAGCTGTGTTTCTTTAATATATTTATTAAAGTATCTCCTATAACAATGGTTCTGTTAGAACTTTTAGTTTTAGGTGTACCTAGTTCAAAAATACCTTTTCCTTTACTTATTAGAGTATGATTAACTTTAATAGTTTTATTATTTAAATCTATATCACTCCATTGTAAGGCTGTAACTTCTCCACCACGCATACCAGTGTGAAAGGCAATTTGAAGTGGAATATAGAAATTACTTTTTACAGGGAATCTATTGATAATTTTATTAAAGTATTCAATAGAAATTATTTTTAAATCTTCCTTAGAGCTCTTCAAGTTATTATTTTTAGGCAATTTAACGTATTGTATAGGATTTTCTTTTATAAATTGATAAGGATATACTGCTGATTTTAATGCTCCAGAAAGTACTCCATAGAAATTATCTATACTGGATTTAGATAATCCACTTAGGTATTTTTGGTTTATAAACTCTTGTAGTATAGCTGGAGTTAATGATTTAAGTTTATATATACCTAAGGATGGCTTTATGTGGTTTTTTATTATCCTTTTGTAATATTCTTGCGTATTGTATTTGCAGTTAATAAGCACATACTCTTTATACCAATAATCAAAGTAATCTGAAACAGAAATATTACTTTCATCTATAACAGATCCACATTTTTCATATTCATTTAAAGCAATTCTTAAGGCTTCCTGGGCTTCTTTTTTAGTTTTGAAACCTCCCTTCTCTTTTCTTTTTCTTTTACCTTCGACTATTCCAAGGTCGAAATAGTAACTCCATGTAGAGCCACGTTTTCGAGTTCCACCTTGCATAATAATACCTCCTTTGACACACGTATGTTCGCGTGAAACTAAAAAAATATATACTTAATTTAAATTAAGTCAAATTTAAGCTTTAAATATTTATAATTAATACCTTCACAATTAGCTACAACTTCAAGACAAAAATCTTCATATCTATTTAAAAGGTTATCGTCAATTAGCAACTCAGCAGCAAACGTGTCGGCTTCAATTTCATATTTACTAGTTGATAGAAGAGTGTTTTTTTCAAGAAATAAAACATTAGATTTATAGTGAAATATTGCATGTCCCAATTCATGCGCACATGTAAAAAATTTATCTATATCACTTAATTTAGAATTTATATGAATAATTTTATTTCTAGGAGCTGCTTGAAAAAAACCATTTGTATTTTTACCTAAATCCTCAAAGAATACTTTTATTCCCAAGCACTCACATAATTCAAAAGGATTACTTGTATTAAATGTCTTTTTTAAATAATTTACCTTTTTATTTATAATATTTTTCAATATCCCCAATCCCCCTAATAGAAAACTACTTTTTATATTTTTTAGGAGTATATTTTTCTTTATTCATTTTTTTAGCATACTCAAGACCATTTTTTATAGCACTTTTAATAAGTTCCCAGTCGTTATCATCTACTGGATTACCAGAAAGCATAAGTCCATCTTGTTCTTCTAATTGTTTAAGAGTAGCGTCAAGACTTTTCTCTATATCTTTTTTATCTTTATTCGTTAAATTATCTTTTTTATTTGAAGTTTCTTCTGTTAAGTTTTCGCTATCAGATAGCAGTTCGCTAATATTAACACCCAAACTTTCAGCAATAGATTTAAGAGTATCAACACTAGCATTATATCTATCTTTTTCTATATCAGCTAAATATGAACGGGATATACTAGATTTTTTAGCTAATTCAACTTGTGTCATTTTATTTAATTTCCTCAATTCACTTATTTTTTCACCAATACTCATGATATATCCTCCAATATTTCAATATAGTCGGTATCACCGACTTAATAAGTTAATTATATATTATAAAAGTCGGAATTACAATGCAGATAATGACGGAAATACAAGTATATTTTAGCATTTAAGAGGATTAGCTTGCTAATTTTAAAATTTGCTTCAAAATAGTCGGAAATACAAGTAAACAAACTTTGAATAAATGACGGAAATACAATACAATAGAAACAGAAGGAGGGAGAAAAATATATGACAGATACAATTGCAAAAAAGATAGGTAATGAAATTAAAGTAGCGAGAGAGAGAAACAATCTAACTCAACAACAGTTATCTAAGAAAATCAATATATCAAGAAATTACTTATCGGATATAGAATGCGGAAGATATATTCCAAGTACGGAGAAATTATTAGTTTTAGCGAGAATTCTTGATATTGATTTAAATTTACTTAAAATGACGGAAATAGAATATAGGAGGTGTTAATTAATTTTTATGAAAGTAATATCTCAGGCATTAGGCGAGAAGATTAGAAAAGTATTCCAGGTTAATTAAGGAGGTAAAAATGGAAGATTTATTGTATACAGTTCCAGAAGTAGCAGCTTTTTTAAAAACAGATGAACCTACCGTAAGAGAATTGATAAGAAAAAATATATTAATAGGTTTGAAGCTAGGAAGGCTAAAAGTTACTAGGATGGAACTGATCAAATTTCTTAGAGACTATGCAGGCAAAGATTTATCGGATTTAAACAATATAAAAGAATTAAATTAGTATTCAAGCGGCTCCAACGTGAGGGTAAAGAAATTAAGGGAGGAATGAGAAATGGATAAACAAGAATGTATATCACAACTAGAAGATTTAAAAAAACATTGTATGGATTGGTCACCAGAGTCACCATGGGATAAAGATGTTCAAGCTTTAGATATGGCAATAGCAGCATTAAAAGGAACTGCTCCAGAAGTACCAGTTCAAGAGCAGTTAATTAAAGAAATACTTTCCGAAATATCGATATTACTTATTACTGCAAGTTCTATTACTAAGAAAGCATTAGAAGATAACTTTATTGGCTAGTTAACCAACTCATAACACTAGATCCAATAGCAATTGCGATATCAGAGTGTTTAGATAATAAATCAGAGAACTTTGCTAAAGTTCCCTTACTAACAGGTTGATTGTCTTCAGTAATAATTTCAATTCTATCAATAAGCTTATTTAATTTAATCTGGTCTTCAATAGGTTTAGATGATATTAAAGAACGAATTTCACTTAAATTATAACCATTATTTATAGTAGCAGTGTTATAGTTACCAACAATTGCAGAACCATAAATGGCGCCTATAGAAAACGTAGATTTATTATTATCAGATATAGATTTTTTATATTCTGACTCTGATAAATATTCAGCCATCCAACCTAAAGTTTGGTTAGCGGATGTTAAAGGTTTAACATTTTTAACAAAATATCTTCTATTAGTTGCTTTATGAATAAGCCAGTCATTTTCAACAATTTCAGAAGTGCTGGCAAGCTGTATAGTATTAGGATAATCGTTACCACAAAAGAAACCTTTAGTGGTAGATGTTGTTGAGTTATTACGCTCAATAGAGAAGTCATCTCCATGCATTTTTAACATTTTATCAGTTAAAGACATAACATTCACCCCCTTTCAACAATATTTTAACATTTATTGGGGTATAAAACAAAATAGAGGAGGAATGGCAGTGGATAATTTAAAAATTTTCAAAGATGAAAGCGGAATTTTTGAAGTGGCAACAAAATTAGAAAATGGAGAATGGATTTTTGATACAGAAACAGTTGCTAAAAGTTTAGGATTTACAGAAGTAAAGAATGGTAAAGAGTACATTAGGTGGAGAACAGTAAATGGATATTTGAAATTTTCGCAAGATGTTGCGAAAGGTGATTTTATTCCAGAACCAGCAGTATATAAATTAGCTTTTAAAGCAAGTAATGAAGTTGCTGAAAAGTTTCAAGATTGGTTGGCAATAGAAGTACTTCCATCCATAAGAAAACATGGTATGTATGCCACAGATGAATTATTAGACAATCCAGATTTACTAATAGCAGCAGCAACAAAACTTAAAGAGGAAAGAGCAGCAAGACTTGAAGCAGAAAAGCAAAGGGATAAGTTAGTACACCAAAATAAGTTATATACTACATCCGAAATAGCAAAAGAACTCGGCTTAAGTAGTGCTACAAAGTTAAATAACCTTTTATCAGATAAGAAAATACAATACAAGCAGAACAGGACATGGCTATTATATTCTAAATATTCCGAATGTGGATATGTAAGTATAAAACAAGACGTTTTGGACAATGGACATATAATTTATGATCGTAAATGGACTGGAAAAGGTAGAGATTTTATTTTGAATTTATTCAAGGAGGAATGTTAATCATGAAAGCAACAGGAATAGTAAGAAAAGTAGATGATTTAGGAAGGGTGGTATTACCAGTAGAATTAAGAAGAACTTTAGGAATAGACATTAAAGACCCATTAGAAATTTATGTGGATGGTGACCAGGTTATATTAAAGAAATATGAGCCTACTTGTATATTCTGCGGTGAAGGTAAGGGTATTAAAACATTTGATGGTAAGAATATTTGTCCAAGCTGTATTAAGAAAATAAAGAGGTTGTAGTTATGAATAGCTTAGGTTACCTAATAACAGGAGTAGTAAGTATTATTTTCACATCAATAATATGTATTGCAAGTTTAGTTCAATATGGGAGAGAGAATAACGTCGGTAGAAAAATTTGTGGAGGAATATTCTTATCTGGATTTATGACATTACTCTTTATAACCAATGCATTTTATGAATTGGTGGTGTAGTTATGGTTATGAGAAAGCAAAGTAAAGAAGAGGTTGTTCAGACAATACTAGAGCTCCAACGGAAGAGGAAAAGAGAATACTTAGTAAGTGATGCAGACATTCATGCTATGGAAAATTCTCGAAGAATACGAAAGAAAACTAAAAACTACAAGTGGGGAGGTACTAGAAAGTGTCAACATTACTAGATTTAAATGAAAAGCTTGATGAAGTAAAAAGACTTTGTGAAGAGGGCAAAAGTATAAGTGAAGCCATAGAAATAGTAAAAGGTTATCACCCTTGCGACCAAACAGAGGGCAATAACCATAAGAAAAATAACTTTGAAACTATTATAGCACCTGGAGAAGGTATAGACAATGGAGAAATTTACAACGAGCATACAGGAGAAACTATAAGAGATTTAGATTATAAGGGGGAAATATAAATGAAACTATATGAATTAACACAAAACTATTTAAACTTACAGGAGTTATTAGAGGACCCTACAGTACCAGTTGAAGTTATAAATGAAGCACTTAATGAGGTTGGAGAGCAATTAGAAGATAAGGCTGAAAATATAGCAAAGCTTATCAAAACTATGGAAGTTGAGGTTACAGGATATAAAGAAGAAGAGACTAGACTTGCAGCAAGAAGAAAAAGTTTAGAAACTAGTGCTAAAAACCTTAAGGTGTATTTAGAAGAGGCTATGAGGGTAGTAGACAAGCCTAAAATCAAAGGTAAATTATTCTCATTCAGTATTCAAAAGAATCCAGCAAGTGTGGAAGTCTTAGATGAAAGTGTTATACCTAAAGAGCTTTTCAATACTCCAGCACCAGTTCTTGATAAGAAAGAAACACTTAGCAGATTAAAAGCTGGAGAAGAAATACCAGGAGTAATACTAAAACAAACTGAAAGTTTGAGGATTAGATAAATGGATATACAAGAGGAATTAAGAAAACCTTTTGGAGAGAATGAGGTTGAATGGAGAGTTCAAAGCTGTGGTGTATCTAATAATAAGCCATGGGTGATGGTTCTATGCTATGTACAAGCTAGGGCAATACAAAATAGATTAGATTATGTATTTGGATTTGATGGCTGGAAAGTTGAGTATAGAACAGGTTCAAATGATAGCAATATAATATGCAGAATATCGGTGAAGGATAGCCAGGGAGAATGGATATATAAAGAAGATGGAGCAAGCGAAAGTAATGTTGAACCTTTTAAAGGAGGAATAAGCGGAGCTTTAAAGAGGTGTGCTAGTAGTGGATATGGTATAGGAAGATATCTCTATAATCTTACAGAAAGCTTTGCAGAATGTTCATTAGAAAAGCCTAAGGATAACACTGGATGGAAAAAGGCTGTTACTAAAGATAAAAAGACTATCTATTGGAAGATACCTAAATTGCCTACATGGGCATTACCAAGTTCAATAAGCGATAGAGAAATTAAAGAACTAACAAAATTAGCTTCAACTGCAGGGATTTCGGAAGATGTCATAAAGCAAGTTATTGAGAAAGATTTTGGAGTTAAAGAAATTAAAGAACTTTCGAGTGATCAATACGAGCAAGTATATATGAGGCTTTCTAAAAAATGTGACCCAACAAATAAAAAATAAGGAGAGGATCATATGTATAAAGAAGAGATGGACCTTAGAGCTGATGATGGTAAAGTGATATCTATCAAAGATGGTGGGGGACATGTAGAAATATCTGTTGAAGATGGAGATATTGAAAAATTAATTAAGTTTAGTTATAGCCAGTGGAATGATTTAACTAATTCTATAGATAGGCAATGGGGATTAAAAACCTTTGAAAACATAAGTGACAAGTAGGTGAAGTAATGGCAGAAGGATGGATAAAGCTCCATAGAGCAATACGTAAAAATTGGATATGGGAAGATGCTCAAAAATTAAAATGGTGGTTAGATATCCTTCTTCAGGCTAACCACCAGGAGAAAAAAGTGTTATTAGGTAATGAATTAGTGCTAATAGAAAGAGGTAGTTTTCACACCTCTGAATTAAAACTTGCTAAAAAATGGGGGGTGTCAAAAACGACTGTAAGGAAATTTTTAGAGCTACTAGAAAGTGACCGAATGATAACAACAATAAAATCAAAAAAAGGTACTACCCTAAAAGTAAGTAATTATGAGGATTATCAAGGGTTTTCTGATGAAGAAAAAACCGATAAAAAACCACAAAAAAACCATAATGTAGACCATAAAAAAACTATAGAAGAACCATATGGTATACAGATAAAGAACCATAAGGTAGACACAAACAATAATGATAAAGAATTATATAAGAATGAGGAAGAAGGAAAAGAAGGAAAAGAAGGGGACGAAAGACTCCCTTCACTTCCACCTCTATCCTTTCCTACTCCATATCATGAAACTATATTTAACCAGTGGTCAGAGAATACCTATAGGACCTGGTTCATGAATACAGAGATAGAGGATAAGGAAAATGAAATAATTATGGTTGTAGGTTATGAATTAGCAAAAGACATAATAGAAACTAAGTTCAATGAGCAGTTAGAGACATTACTAGATAAAAAAGTATTAGTTATCTTGAAAAAATAAGGGGGAATAGAAGATGAATATAATTTTAGGCTTAGGAATAGGTGTTATAGGGGTTTTAGTTCTTATGGGATATATTACTCTAGAAAGGAAATTAAATAACTTAGACAAGAAGATGGACAAGCAGAAAGTATATTGGAAAAGTGTTGAGAGGTCTATAGAGATACAATGCAATCAAATTAATGAAGAGATTGTTGAAAGAGGACAATTCAATGAAAAAGCTATAGGTCAACTAGCACAGAATGTTGAATCAAATAAGATTAAGTTAGAAAAAAGCATAAAGGATGAATCAGCAAAGATTATGTTTACTCCATTGAAGGTTAAATGTGATTGTAAGTAGTGGTAATAAATTTAGGAGGTATGATTTATGAATAAGGTTGTTTTAATAGGTCGCATGACTAAGGATCCAGAGCTAAAGTTTACTCCAGGCACAGGAACTGCAGTATGCACATTTACAATGGCAGTGAACAGGAGATTTAAGAAGGAAGGTCAACCAGAGGCTGATTTTATCCCTATAGTAGTATGGGGGAAACAAGCGGAGAGTACTGCTAACTATATGAGTAAAGGTAAGCTTTTAAGTGTAGCTGGAAGAATTGAAACTAGGTCATATGAGGCTAAAGATGGTGGAAGAAGATATGTTACTGAGGTTGTAGCTGATGAAGTAAGTTTCTTAGAATATGGTAATAAGAATGAAGGACAAGCAGCTAATGATTATACTCCAGTAGATTATGGAGAGGACATGCCATTCTAGTTAAGTAACAAAATGGGGGAAAGTACAATGAATGATTCAGAATGGAGAGAGACCAAGAGAAGAAAGAAACAACAATTTATGGCACTTCAAAATCTTCCCTACGAGATAAAAATTAGGAAAGCAGAGCTAAGAGCTTGGGAATTTTATAACGAGATGGCAAAGAGAGATTTAAATTGTCATGTTAGTGTAGGAGGTTTGGATAGCATAACATTATTGTTATTTCTAAGATCTATTGGAATAGATGTACCAGCAATTTCAGTTTCAATGTTAGAAGATAAAAGCATTCAAAGGATACATGACCAATTAGGAATAATTAAACTAGCACCATATAAATCAAAAGTAGAGGTATTAAATGAAGTTGGATTTCCTGTAATATCAAAGAAATTAGCTGGTAGAATAGAGACACTTCAAAATCCAACTGAAAGAAATACTACAGTAAGACATGCGATTATTACTGGTGAATGTGGAGAACAAGGTCATTATGCTAAAAATAGTAGAATGCAACTACCTAAAAAATGGCTAAATTTGTTTGCTGGCATGGAAAATAAAAAGTATGGTACAAACTACAAAGAGGCCTTCTTTAAAGTTTCTAACCAATGCTGCTATCACATGAAGGAAAAGCCATGCGGAGATTGGTCAAAGGAACATGAAAGTTATCCTTACTTAGGTATGATGGCCTCAGAAGGTGGACAAAGAGAAGAATCATTAATAGACCATGGTTGTAATTATTATGGGAAAACAGTGATAAGAAGTGCACCTTTTGCAATATTTAAAAGACAAGACTTGTTGCAGTTAGCGTTAGATTTAAAAGTTCCAATACCAGAAATATACGGAACTATAGAACGAAAACCAGATGGTACTCTATATACTACTAAAGCTCAGAGAACTGGATGTAGTATGTGTGGATTTGGTGTACACATGGAAAAAAGGCCACATAGATTTGATAGATTAAGAGAGCGTAATCCTAAGGAGTGGGAATTTTGGATGTATAGATGTGTTACAGATCCGGAGACTGGAGAAAAGTTTGGATGGGGTAAGGTATTAGATTATATAGGTGTAGAGTGGGAAGATATTCCTATTCAGATAGAACAATTAAGTTTTATTATTTAAAGAAATTAGGTGATAAATTGAAACTCAAAAGATTAAGCAATATAAAGTGGATAGGTGGAAAGCATGGCAAGGAAGAGCTTTATATAGATTTAATGCCTAAGCATGATATATTTTGTGATTGTTTCTTTGGATCCGGAGCAGTTCCATTTTTTAAAGAGACAGTAAATCCATCAAAGTTAACCATTGTAAATGATATAAACGATAGGCTTGTAAATTATATGATGGTACTTAAAGATAATCCGGAACAGTTATACAAAGAATGTTCAGCATTACCCTATAGTGAAAGTTTATATGAAAAGTGGAAATGGGAGCCATGGCCGGAGAATAACTTAGAGTCTGCAGTTAGATTTTACTATTTGATGAGAGTTTGCTTTGGAGGTGGAGGACATAAATACCGAAATGGAATTGGATTATCAAAAACTCAAAATAAGGCCAAGCAATTAATTTCAGCAACAGAGCTTATACCTGGAATGGCTGAATTAATTAAAACATGGAATATATTAAGCCGAGACTTTGAAGAAGTAATAAAGTTCTATGATACAAAAGATACACTATTCTTTTTAGATCCACCATATCATGACCATGAAAATATGTATTTTGGAGGTTTTGAAGAGAAGGACCATATTAGATTAAAAGAAAGACTAGATAAAATAAAAGGAAAAGCTATGGTTTGTTATTACAGTAGTCCACTAATTGATGATTTATACAAGGATTGGTATGTAGTTAAATATAGTACGGCCAGTCAAATTAAAAATAGAGCTGCAGGTGATAAGATGCCAGTTAGAAATGAATTAATTTTAATGAATTATGAACCAATGATTGAAGAACAATTAAAGATATTTTAAATCTAGGAATAAGGTCATATGGGAGTACTGCTGCAAGGTGGTATTCTCATATGACAATCATATAATAAAGTGTGTTCTTTGAAAATTGAATAGTACGATATTTGAAATAACATGAAAATTATGGTGTATTTAGCGTATAATTGAATTAGATAAGTTAAATAGTAATTTATACTGGAGGTATAAGATGGGTAAAAAAAGCTTAACTTTAGAGCAAAGGAATCTAGATGCTGATATATGGATTATTACATTAATAACATTGGGATCATTTATAGTATACATGCTGTTTGGAAATCAAATGGTGAATTATATAAAGGATTCTAATAATTCTATTGTCCTACGTTTGGTACTTAATGCAGGTGTTCAATTTGGTATAGCTGGATTAGGAATTACAGTAGTATGTATTTTTAGAAAGGAACGATTTTCAGATTTTGGATTATTAAAAAGAAATACAATTAAATCTACATTAGGTTCAATTATCTGTTTTATTCCATACTTAATGTATATTTTTATATCAGGACAATATACAGGTTATCACCCACTGAGCATTATTATTACAAATGATGTATTAGAAAGTGGTATTCCGATCAACGTTTTAGGAATGGCATTGATTTTTATAGTGTGGGGATTTTTTGAAGGATTTAATTATGTTGTTATTAGCGATAAATTAAACAGTATATATCCACCTAAAAGTAAGTGGTTTAATGTAGGTGCTATTGCTTGTGCTGTGATATGTATTTTATTTCATCCCTTTAGTACATCTTTCTGGGGTATTATTGAAATAATCACTACATTCATAGCTATTTATGGTATGCTTATAATAAAAAGAGAAACTAATAATGCATGGGGATGTGTATTTGTATTTTGCTTCATTTGGAATGCTTTTTAAATTCCAATTTAGTAGGGAAGATTAAATCAATTTTAAGATAATAAATTCTTATTTAACGAATAAACTACCGTAAAATTCAATTCTGAATAATACGGTGGTTTTTTATTTCACAATTCAAAGAAAGTGTAAAGATTTTAATAAATAAATGGACACCCTATTGTGTCCATTTATCAATATATACTTGACCATCACCAACTATTACAATTCTGTGTTTATCGGTAAGAGGAACTAGATTATACTTAGGGGATTTAGGTGTTAGATATAAGACTTGTGTTGCAATAAGTTCTTCATCAAAAACGATAGCATAAGCACGACTATTTGAAACGTTCTGGATATAATATAAGCTATCCTTTGAAAAATTTAAATCAGATATGCTATAAGTTCCTTCTTTAAACATATTTTCTGCAAATGCAGTTGTCGTAACGGATATATTAAATACTAATGTCATTAAGATCAATAGTATAACAGTAAGTTTTTTCATATCATTAACCACCTTTCAACAGTAGTTTATGTAGTTGAAAATATAATATGCAAATTTAAGATTAAGTAAGATAAATTATTCGTTGAAAATTGAATAGTACGGTATTTACAAAAGATGATATAATTAAGTCATAATTATATGAAATATGAATTGAATAATTATAATTAATAGGAGTGAGATGTTTGATAACTATAGAAAATAAACTGAAAGTTCTATCGAAAGTTGCCAAAGAGGTAAATTCCAATAATATTACATGGGCAATCGGTGCATCATTATTATTGTATTTTAAAAAAATTACTAATGAATTTCATGATATTGATATTATGGTTGCTGAAAGTGATGTGGAAAAAATAAAAAAAATCCTTTTATCTTTTGGTAAATTACAACCTAAAAATCCTAATATACAATACAAAACAAAGGACTTTATGGAGTTCAATATTGAAGCAATAGATTTTGATATTATGGCTGGATTTGTTATAGTAAATAATAATATTGAGCATTATTTTCCACTTGAAAAAAAGGATATTAAGGACTATATTGATATTCATGGTACAACTATTCCTTTACATTCAATTGAAAAGTGGCTGATTTACTATAAATTAATGGAGAGAACAGAAAAAGTAAAAATGATAGATAGTTACTTTGCTAAAATAAATAAACAATCTTAATATATTATGAAGATAAATTTAAATATTAGATTGCTTAAGATATCGTACTATTCAGAAATGAATATGCGGTATTTTTTTATTCAAATTTAATGAAAAAGGAAGTAGGTTATGAATTTAAGAGAGTTTTTAGAGAAATATATATTTGTAGGCAATGAAGATGAAGAGGAGGGAGAAGATGATAGTAGTCGAAGGGAAGATAAAAGGAAAGGCTAGACCAAGAGTGTTTAATGGACATGCTATGACTCCTAAAGATACAGTTAACTATGAGAATTGGGTAAGGATTAATTACAGGGAGCAAGATGGAAAATACTTAGATGGACCAATTAAAGCTATAATAACGGCCTATTACCCAATAATGAGTAGTTATTCTAAAAAGAGAATAAAGGCAATAAAGGAAGGATTAGAATATCCAACTAAAAAGCCAGATGGAGATAATATTGCAAAGATAATTTTAGATAGTTTGAATGGAATAGCATTTAAAGATGATAGCCAAATTGTAGAGCTCACTATACTTAAGAGATATACAGAAGAACTGGAGAGAGTTGAGTTTGAACTGGAGGAGATGAGACTTGAATAAAGAACTATTTAGAAAGACAGAAGGTAAGCTCTATAGTTATTTTAGAGAGAAAAAAGAAATTAATGATATTAGAGTTAGAATAGAACAGTTAGAAAAGCAAATTGAATCCATAGAATATGATATTAAAAATACTAATATTAAAATAGACTATCATCAACCAGGGATGGGGATTAATGAGAGAGTACAAACAAGTACTAATAGTGCAAGCTATGCAGAAAGCGAAATAATTAGGGCTATAGAGAAACTAGAAGAGGAAAGAGCTATTAAGATAAGAAATCTATTTAAGCTTAAAGCTAAGCTTAGAGATACAGAAAGTTTTATAACTCATATGGAGCAGAATTTAAAAGACTTAAGTCAAGAAAATAAAAAGTTTATAGAACTTAAATATAGAGATAAAATGAAGGTTAATATTATAGCTGAAAGATTAAACATAGCCATAGCTACAGCTTATAGAATGAGAGATGACTTAGTGGAAGATATAGCAAAGCATGAAGGGAGTTTTCTATATTGAAATTTTGAGAAAAAAGTGAGAAAATAATGAGAATATATATAGGATTACAGATGTTATAATTGTATTGTAAAAGAAAGTTGAATTCCCCATAAACCCCAATATAATATAAAGGCACTTATAGAAATATAGGTGTCTTTTATTGTTATATTTTAGTAAGTGTTGTAAAATATTGAGGGGAGGAGATTTCATGAAGAGAATGCTTTTAGTTTACAATCCTGACTATGAAGATTTATGTAGATTTAAAAATGAATTTGAAAAGTTTGAAACTGATATTTCATTGTTAAGAGGAACAATTTTTCAATGGTTAAAAAATAAGAATGATGAAGAAATTAAAGATATAGAAATAAAATTATTAGTTGAAATTGAAGAAATCAATAAAATAGGATTAACCACAGCAATATTGCCATTATTAACATTTTCATTAGGAATGTTTGGGAAAATGTATGAGAGTATTGGATTGATATATGTATTTACTGGATTGGTATCAATAGAAAGTATAGTATTAGGATTTGGAATGTCAAGAGCTTTAAAATATCATAAATATTATATATTCTTAAGTAAAATGATTGATAGGTATAATAATGGTAGATAAAGAAATTATAAGTATAAAGGTGGTTTTAGTATGACTGGTGATAGACCGGACCTATGGTAATAATAATTTCAAAGCTTAGGTGGTGAAAGTATTGATAGATAGACCTGAACCATGGCAATAAGGTTTTAATTTATACACAACATATTGTGTATCATGTGGACAAATATACTATATATTGAAAGTGAGGCAGGATTATGGCTGATAAACCAGATCCATGGGGTAATGATTAATAACTAAGGAACTCTAGTAATTTAGGGTTCTTTTTATTTTATAGAAAGTGAGGTGGCATTATGGCTAAAGTACAATCATTAATAAATAAAATAACCAAGGCATTAAAAGCAAAAGGCTGGATGCCACTGATAAATCATGAACAATTTTATGGCGATGATGGACAGCCTATTACTAAATATATAGTTCACTATGGAAAGCCTAGAGGAAAAGAAAATGATGTTGTAGATATAGTATATAGTAAAGTAGACTTGCTAAAGGTACTCATAGAAATACTTAGGGCAGGTGATAGTAATGGATAGAATGACACCTAAGCAAAAGGCATTTGTAGATTACTATATAGAACTAGGGAATGCTACAGAGGCCTATATAAGAGCAGGATATAATAAGAAAGGTGCTAGAGCTAATTCATCAAGACTGATAGCAAATGATAGCATAAAACAATATATAGATGAACGACTAAAAGAAATAGAGGATAAACGTATAGCAAAAGGAGAAGAGGTTCTTCAATATCTCACAAGGGTAATGAGAGGAGAAGAAAAGGAGCAATTCGGATTAGATGCTTCATTGCAAGATAGAACAAAGGCAGCTGAATTGTTAGGTAAGAGATACAGGTTATTTACTGAGAATATTAAGGTTGAAGGAAATCAACAAGTTCAGATAGTAGATGATATAGATGATTAAAGTTAAATTAAAAAGTATAATTGCTTCAAGTTTCTATGAAGTGCATAAGGATATTAAAAAAGGACTTCACACTCACTACTGGTTTAAAGGTGGTAGAGGTAGTACGAAGTCCTCTTTTATTTCACTTGAAATTGTCTTAGGTATAATGAAGGATGCACAACAAGGAATTATGTCTAATGCATTAGTACTAAGACGAGTAAAGGATACTCTATCAGAATCAGTAAGAGACCAGATTAAATGGGCAATAGATACATTAGGTGTAAGTGATGAATGGCATGTACCTGAAGCAAAACTAACAATAACCTATAAGCCTACTGGACAAGTAATAAGATTTAAAGGTGCTGATAATCCTAAGAAGGTTAAGTCTACTAAAGTACCTAAGGGATACATTAAGTATCTTTGGTATGAAGAGGTGGACGAGTTTGAAAGTAAGAATAAAATAGATACAATTAATCAATCTATTTTAAGGTGTGGACCTAAATTCTGTGTATTCTACTCATTTAACCCTCCTGAAAGTCAAAGAAACTGGTGTAACCAGGAAGTAGTAGAGAAGAGAAAAGATAAATATATACATCATAGTGATTATAGGTCCGTACCTAAAGAATGGCTAGGTGAACAATTCTTAATTGAAGCAGAGCATATGAAGAAAGTCAATCCAACTAAGTATGAGCATGATTACCTAGGAGCAGTTACTGGAACTGGTGGAGAGGTATTTAGAAACTTAACTATAAGAGAAATATCAGATGAAGAAATTAGAAATTTTGATAAATTAAAGTTTGGATTTGATGATGGTTATGCAGCTGATCCGTTAGCCCTTGTTAAAATGCATTATGATAAGACGAGAAAAAGATTATATATATTTGATGAAATATTTCAAGTACAGTTAGGAAACAGTAAGGCTGCAGAACTTATTAAAAAGAAGAATCCTTTAAATAAAAGAGTTGTAGCTGATAATGCAGCACCAAGAACTATAGCAGAGTTAAAAAAATTAGGAATCAATATGATAGCATGTAAGAAAGGACCAGACTCAGTAGAGCATGGTCTTAAATTTTTGTCTGAAGAAATAGAAGAAATAATAATAGATCCAGTAAGATGCCCTAATGCAAAAAGAGAATTTGTAGGGTATGAGATAGAGAAAGATAAAGAGGGGAATTTAAAAGGAGAGTATCCAGATAAAAACAACCATACTATTGATGCTGCTAGATATGGTATGGAAGATGAAATGAATGATAGAAGACTGAAAGTTAAGAGTAAAGCAAAGATAGGATTAAGGTAGGTGAAATAATAATGGCAATTTTAAAAGACAGAGATTTATTAAATGAAGATGGAAGTATTCCAGATGATTTGCTAGTAAAGTGTATATCTAACCATAGGGCAATGCTGGACAGATATAGTCTATTGAATAAATATTATGATGGAGAACACAAGATACTGGAAAGATCATTATCAAGTGACTTATTGCCTAATAACAAAATAGTAGCAAATCACGCTGAATATATTACTGATATGGCTACTGGATATGTATTTGGTACACCAATAACTTATAGTGGTGATGGTGCTGATGAACTAAATGATATCTTCACTGAGATAGATGAAGATAGTCATAATAATGAATTAGCACAAGATATGAGTATTATGGGTATAGGATATGAATTGTTATTTATGAATGATGATGAAGTACCTTATCCAGAATTAGCAGTATGCAGCCCTTTAAATAGTTTCTTAGTGTGTGATACAACAGTAAAACAAAAGCCTATGTTTGCGGTAACTTACTTTGAAAAGAGAGATATTGATGATCAGTTAAAAGGTTATGATATCAATATTTATACTGAAGATAAGATATATCATTATTTTACACAAGATATAAAGAGTAAGGTATTTGAATTAAAGGATGAAGAAGAACATTATTTTAATGAAATACCTCTTATAGAGTATAGAAATAATAAAAAGCTCAGAGGTGACTTTGAAGGAGTTATTACTCTAATAGATGCCTATAACCTTTTACAATCTGATAGGATAAATGATAAGGAACAGGTTGTTGATGCATTACTTGCAGTTATAGGTGCTTCATTAGGTGATGATGAAGAGGAAAAGGTTAAGACGGGAAGATTACTTAAAGAACTAAAGATTATAGAGCTTGATGAAGGTGGAGATGCCAAGTGGTTAGTTAAAAATCTTAATGAAACTGAAATAGAAGTACTTAAGAAATCACTTAAAGATGATATACATGAGTTTTCAAAAGTTCCATGTCTTACTGATGAAAACTTTGTAGGTAATGCTTCAGGTATAGCTATGAAGTACAAGCTACTAGGCTTTGAACAATTAGGAAAAACAAAAGAAAGATACTTTAAACAAGGCCTAAGGCAAAGATTAAAGCTTATGTCTAATATAGAGAATATACGAGCTAAGAATATTGATTCTAGCAATATAGATATTTCTATGAAGAGAAGTCTTCCGGTAGATGATGAACTTATGGCTAATATAGCACAAGAAACAGAAGGCTTTATTAGTTGGGAAACTAGAGTAAAAAGATTTGATGGTGAAATAGATATCGAAGAGGAAAGAAAGCGTCTTGATGAAGAAAATAAAAAGAAAGTAGAGCAGCAACAAGAGGCCTTTGGTAGTTATGACTTTAAAAATACTAATCCAGAAGATGGTGAGGTAGATGAAGAAGAGAAGTAATGCTTATTGGAAAAAAAGATCTAACTTAAGAATGGAAAGCTATCATAAGTCTAGTGATGAAACTATTCATAAAATAAATAATGCTTATGATAAGGCTCTCGAGGATATTAATAAAGACATTAATAAGATATTTTTTAAGTTTCAGAGCGATAGTGGATTAAGCATAGGAGAAACAAAGGGATTACTTAATAGTAAAATACCTAATAAAGAGTTAGAGAGCATTAGGGCGAGAATACACGGAATACAAGATAAAGAATTGAAAAGGTATATGATGGCCCAATTAAATGCAAATGCTTATAAAGCTAGAATAACAAGATTAGAAGCATTAAAAGAGAGTATTTATATTAATACTAAATTAGCAGCAGATGCAGAAATAAATAAAAGTACTAAATTATATACAGATAATATAGAGAAAGCCTATTACACAAACCTATTCGATATTCAGAAAGGATTAGGTGTAGGCTTTAATGTTGCTCAAATGCCATTAGGAACAATACAAGAGATACTTAAGAATAAGTGGAGTGGGAAACACTATAGTAAGCGTATATGGAATAATACAGATGTATTAGCAGAGAAATTAGAAGAAGTAATAACAAGTGGTTTAATGAGTGGTAAAAGCTCCAGAAGAATGGCACAAGAGTTACAAGACATGACTGATTACGAGAAATTTGCTTGTGAGAGAATTATAAGAACAGAGACCACTTATATAACAAATGCAGCAGAAGTTGAAAGCTATAAAGAATGTGGGATAGATAAAGTAATATTTATTGCTACATTAGATTTAAGAACATCTAGTATATGTAGAAGTATGGACGGTAAGATTATAAAAGTAGATAAGTTAAGAACAGGAAGTAATTTACCTCCATTACATCCATACTGTAGAAGTACAACAAGAGCATACTTTAAGAATATGGAAAGACTACAAAGAAGAGCAAGGGACCCAGAGACAGGTAAAACCTATACAGTACCTGGAGATATGAAGTATCAAGAATGGTATGATAAGTTTGTAATTGATAAGTATGGAAAAGATAAAACAGAAGTATTTGAGAAGATAATTAAGAATAAGGCATCTGATAGAAAACAATACAGTAAGTATAAAGAAATACTTGGTAAAGATGCTCCTAAATCATTTACAGATTTCAGAGAACTGAAGTATAATGGTAGTAATGAATGGAATTCTTTAAAGATCAATTATATAGATACGAAAAGATATAATAAAATAATTGAAGAAGCTGGTAATTTAAATATAAAAGGAACTCCAATTAAAAATATAGATAGAATTGATTTAAAAGAATATAAATTTGATTACAATCATATTAATAATGAAAGACAGCACAGTGTTACTAAGGAAATGACTCAGGATTTTATAAATAGTTCTAAAGCAGCATACAGTAGATGGAATGGTCAAGTGGTTGTTTATGTATCAGAAGATGGTTGCAGTGTTGTTAATTTGAAAGATAAAATTGTAAGTACATCATATAAAAGTGACGAGTATGATGATAAATTTAAAAAGCTAATGGAGGTGTTAAAGGATGGTTAAGTGTCCTATCCTTAATAAGGATATAGATATAGGGGAATGTGTACTGATAGTTGATATATCAGAAGGTTGTACAAAGGATACTTTGTTACCAGGTAATGTAGTTAAGGTAAAAGAGTGGAGAGAGATTTGTAAGGAATGCAAATACCATGATAATTAATAGGCACTTACTTATATAGATAGTAGGTGCTTTTATTTTACCTATTTTTGTTATATTATTGTATTAGTAAGGAAGATAGGGGGATAAGCATGATTGTAGATAAGAAACAATATAAAGAGCTTATAAAAGCTGATGGTGGGTCATTGGGATTTGAGTTTACTGAAGTAGTTAAAATTAAAGATGGACCAGATTTGAAAAAAGAACAAACTTGCAATTTTTATATATACCCTAACGGTATATATTTTAATTTTACACTTGGTAATAAGGTATATTTTTCATTAGAAAATTTAAGGCAAGTAAAATGTGATGGTGTAACATTGGAAATATATATACGTAATGAAGAAATGATAAAAATAGAAATAGATAAAGAAAAGAAACTTAGTCAAGCTTATAATGTATTAAGAAAGAAGTTAGGATTATCACCTCAAAAATTAGATGGTGAAAAAATGAAGGAATTAGAGAATAAACGTAAAGAAGAAGAAAAGGAATTAGAGAAAGCTAGAAAAAAAGAAGAACGAGAGATGAGAAGAGAAGAACGCAGAAGAAGAATAATGGCTTCAAATCCGGAATTTGCTAATAGGCTTCAACCAACTACTAGAAGTTCACATGATAATGTAGCTCATTGCCCTAAATGTGGAAGCACATCAATTACAGCTAATAAAAAAGGATTTAGCTTAGCAAAAGGTGCTTTAGGTGTAGCAACTGTAGGAGCATATGGAGCTATAGCTGCAGGGCATGGGAAGAATAAAATTATTGTAACCTGTTTAAAGTGTGGGCACCAATGGAAACCAGGTAAAAAATAAAATATATAAATTTTAAGCACTTACTTATGTAGGTGCTTTTATCATGTTTAGAATTAAGTCTTGGGAAACTAAGGCTTTTTATTATGCCCTTAGCAAGGCTCTAAAAGGCTAGAATAAAATAATTGAACGCTATGGGCTTAATTGAATGTAGTGGGCAAGGAGGTAATTATGAATACAAAATTATTAATAAACTTAGGATTATGCAGATTTGAACCTATGTTAGCTCCGGATACTGGAGTTGATGGGGGAACTACCGAAACTGGTGAAACTGGAACAGATAATACTGGAACAGAAGAAACCAAGGGAGGTAAAGAAGATAAGAATTTTGATGATGTTCTTAAAGATAAGAAATATCAATCTGAATTTGATAAACGAGTTGCTAAAGCTCTTGAAACTGCAAAATCTAAGTGGGAAACAGATAAGGCTACTGAATTAGAAAATGCAAAGACAGAAGCAGAGAAACTAGCTAAGATGAATACTGAACAAAAGGCAAAGTATGCGGAAGAAAAAAGAATAGCAGAACTAGAAAAGAGAGAAAAAGATATAACTACTAGAGAACTTAAAGCACAAGCTTATGAGACACTAGCAGAGAAGGGGCTACCTAAGGAGTTAGTAGAGATACTTAATTATTCAGATGCTGAAACTTGTAATGCAAGCATTGAAGCAGTAGAAAAAGCTTTTCAATCTGCAGTAGAGAAAGCTGTAAATGAAAAGTTAAGAGGTAAAGATACTCCTAAGCTTGGAGGAAAAAATACAAGTGATAACACACTAACAGGTGCACTTGCAGAATTTTATAAAGGTTAAAAAGAGAGGATGATGTAAAAGTGGCAATAACATTAGCACAAGCAAAAGTAGGAATGGCAAATAAAGTAGACCAACAAGTTATAGACGAATTTAGAAGAGGATCTATCCTTATGGATAAATTAATATTTGATGATACAGTATCACCAGGAACTGGAGGAAGTACACTTGTTTACGGATATACTCAATTAAAGACTCCAGCAACAGCAGGATTCAGAGATATCAACACAGAGTACACTCCACAGGTTGCAGATAGACAAACAAAGTCAGTAGAGCTTAAGGTATTCGGTGGAACATTTGATATTGATAGAGTAATAGCAGATACTTCTGGTGCGGTAAATGAAGTTGACTTTCAACTTAAGGAGAAGGTAAAAGCTACAATCAATTTATTCCACAATGCAGTAATCAATGGAGATAAATCTGTTAAGGGATTTGATGGATTAGATAAAATGTTAGTAGGTTCATCTACAGAGATCAATACAGAGTCAGTTATAGATTTATCAAGTGCTTCGGCGTTGGATACAAATTATAAGTTGCTATTAGATCTATTAGATGAATTTTTAGCTGAAATGGATGGAATACCAGATGCATTAATGGGTAATGGAAAGTTAATTACACGTATTAAACAAGCAGCTAGAAGAGCAGGGTATTTAGAAAAGGGCGTTGATGGATTTGGTAGAAGTGTTGATTCATACAATGGTATTCCTCTTGTGGATTTACAGTATTTCCATGATGGTTCTGCTACAAAACCTACGGTTCCGATAGTTGCAAGAACAGTAGGTACGAGTGCAACAGGACTAACTGACCTATACGGAGCTAGATTTGCTTTAGATGGACTTCATGCAGCATCTCCAACTGGTGGTAAACTAATAAAAACATGGCTACCAGACTTTAAAACAGCTGGAGCAGTTAAAAAAGGTGAAGTTGAAATGGTTGCAGCAACAGTTCTTAAAAAGACTAGAGCAGCAGGAGTTCTTCGTAACATAAAAGTACAGTAAGGGGTGAATGTAAATGTATGAAGTAAAATTTAAAGATGATAATAACTACACTGGTGAATATGGACCAGTTATGTTTGTTGAAGGCGTGGCTAAAGTTAAAGATAATTGGATTGCTACCTGGTTTGAAGGAAGAGGTTTTATAGTAAGTAAAATTGATAATACAGATATAGATTTAAGTGATTTAACTATTGAACAGTTAAAAGAAGTAGCAATAGAAAAGGGAATTGAAATACCTTCAAAAGCTAAAAAGGATGAAATAATTACAATGATAGAGGATGCTGAATAGTGTCCTCTTTTTAGGTGGTGTTAATGTGACACAGTTAGAAAAGTTGAAGGTAAGATTACCAGATGCAGATAATAATCTACTTACACAACTGCTTGAAGATGCTGAGGCTGATATATTGGACTACACTAATAGAAATGTCTTATTACCTAAAATGGAAGGATTACAAAGAGAGTTATCTATAATCTATTACAACAGGCTAGGCTCTGAAGGTGAAGCTTCCAGAAGTGAAGGTGGTATATCTGTTAGCTATGAAATGCCTGAAGGTATTAAGAATAGACTTAAAGCTTTTAGAAGACTTAAGGCGGTGAGTATGATTGAGAGTAAAGAATAAGAAAACTTATTATCTTAAGAAAAAAACTATCATTGAGGATAATGAGGGCGGTAAATATCCAGGGTATTCTGAACCAATAGAAATAAAAGCAAATATATCTCCTGCAAATGGAAAGCTACAAGCTGAAATCTACGGAGAAAGACTTAATTATATTCTAAATATGCTTTATGATGGACCCTATAAAGTAATAGTAAAAGATAATATAACTTTATATGTAGTTAATGACATAGAGCTATGTGAAGGATATGGTATATGTGTTTATGTATCTAAAGAAAGTGAACCAGATTATAAGATTATAAGTATAAAGCCATACTCACATCTAGTGATAGAACTGGAGAAGATACTATGAGTATAAATGGAGTAGATTCTTTAATGAAGAAGCTTAATGCTCTTGGTGGAAATGCTAATAAGGTGCTGGAAACAAGTATCGCAAAGCAGACTAAGTTAGTTCAAGGCGAAGCTAAAGACTTATGCCCAGTAGATAGTGGAGATTTACAACAACGTATATATACAGATGTTAAATCACAACAAAGCAAAGTTATAGGAAAAGTCTTTACTAATGTTGAATATGCAGCTTATGTTGAATTTGGAACAGGAAAAAAGGGAGAGGAATCTGGTGGAGATAAATATCCTGGACCATTAAGTTATAAGGAAGATAAATGGTTAGTTAATATTCCAGACGTAGGTCCAAGATGGATTGAAGGTCAACCAGCTCAACCGTTTATGTATCCGGCATTAAAGAACAATGAAGAACTTGTAAAAAAGAATATAGCAAGTGATTTAGAGAAGAAGATAAGGGAGGTGGCAGGTAAATGATAAATGTTAAGGATCAAGTATATTCAGCTATTAAAGATATATCTTCTAATGTAAGTGACAGTTATCCCGCGGATTGGGCAACGTTCCCAGCTATACAATATACAGAAGAAGATAATAAAGTAGCTGAATGGGTAGATGGGGAAGAGTCAAAATCATATCTAAGATATAGAGTTGATATATGGCACAATAGAAGCACATCAAGTTCAGCACTAGAGGTAGATAAGAAATTATCAAAGCTAGGGTTACAACGTACATTTTGCCAAGATGTTTCAGATACCAGCGGATTAAAACACAAGGTTATGAGGTATGAAGGTATTATAGATACCTCAACAGAGTTTGTATATCAAGATTAAGAGAGGATGATGTTAAATGTTAGCAAATGGAATTACATTAAGTTATAAATCTACAGGAAGTACTTTTATAAAATTAAAAGGATTAAAAGAAGTTCCTGAAATGGGTAATGATCCGGAGAAGGTAGAAAATACAACCTTAGAGGATACAACAAAACAATATGAGTTTGGAATAGGAGATTATGGAGATCTAGCGTATAAATTTAAATATGCTAATGATGCAGTAGACAGTCCATACAGAGTACTAAGAGCATTAGCAGATGAAAAGAAAGTTATTGATTTTGAACAAGCTTATCCAGATGGAACTAAGTTTGTATTTAAAGCTCAATGCAGTGTAAAACTTGGCGGCGGTGGAGTTAATGGAGCAATTGACTTTACTCTATCATTAGCATTACAAAGTGATATTACAGTAACGGACCCAACAGTAACACCGTAGTTCATGAGGGCATACTTAAGTGTATGTCCTTTATTATTTTAAGAGAAGTAAGGAGAGATTTATATGTCATTATATAAAGTATTAACAGTAGGAGAAAAAGAATATAAATTAAAATTAACAACTAATTCAACTATACTTATAGAGGATAAACTGGGTGGAAATATATTAGACCCAATAATGGAAATGAGCGCAACAGCACCAGTAGATGGCAAAGGTAATATTAACATGAAGAAGATGAATAAAATACCTTTACCATCCTTGAAGTATCTTGTAACAGTTCTTTGGGGTTCACTTCAAAAATATCAACATGGTATGACATTTGATAAGGTTTGTGACCTAGTAGATGAGTATATTGAAAATGGAAAGTCGCAAATGGATTTATTTAGTGAAGTAATGGAGCTATTAACTGAGGGTGGAGTATTAGGAAATCCAGAGGAAAAGGTAGAAAATTTAAAGTAGGGGAAGAGGGTGAAAGTACCACTTCCCCATTTCTAAAGAAAGCACCTGGGACATACACAGAGTTTATTGAAAAGTACTTACTTGATGACGCTTTAGATTGTGGAATAAGTGTAAGTGATTTTTACGATATGACAATTGAAGAAATAACCAAAGTAAGAGATTCTTTTCTAAGAAAAAGGGAGATAAGAAGAAAAGATACAGCTGATATGGTTTATAGGCTTTCTACATTAATTACCAATGGTACGGCATGCATAATAAGTAAGGATAATCAGCCAATTCAATTCTTAGATATGTTTGCAGACTTATTTGAAGAAGAAAGTAAGATTAATGAAGAAAATAAAATAAAGGTACAAATGGAAATAAATAAGCAACACATGAAAGAGTTTGCACAAAGAGTAAACTCACTGAAAACAGAGATTGGAGGTGAGAATAATTGACATTAGAAGAATTACAAGTAGTTATTAGTGCTAATGCTAAACAGTTTAATAATCAAGTAGCCCAAGTTCAAACAAAAGTTGATAGTATGGCCAGTAGAGTCAATAATAGTGTTAATGGAATGAGTGGTACATTTGATAAACTTGGTAAGGTGTTAGCTAGTGTTTTTGCGATTGCTTCAATAGCTAGATTTACTAAATCATGTTTGGAGTTAGGATCTAATCTTACAGAAGTTCAAAACGTTGTTGATGTTACTTTTGGGTCAATGAATACTAAAGTAAATGAATTTGCTAAAAATGCTATGAGGACAGTGGGACTATCCGAAACTATGGCTAAACAGTATATGGGTAACTTCGGAGCTATGTCTAAATCAATGGGGTTTGCGGTAGATCAAGCGGAGGAAATGGCTGAAACCCTTACTAATCTTTCTGGTGATGTAGCTTCCTTTTATAATATAAGTCAAAATGAAGCCTATACAAAGTTAAAGAGTGTATTTACTGGTGAGACTGAAAGTTTAAAAGAACTTGGTGTTGTAATGACACAAGAGAATCTTAATCAATATGCTTTAGCTAACGGATATGGGAAAACTACAGAGGCTATGAATCAACAAGAAAAAGTTGCATTGAGGCTTGCGTATGTTACACAAACATTGAGTGCAGCTAATGGCGATTTTGCTAGAACAAGTGGAAGTTGGGCCAATCAAGTTAGATTGTTAAGCCTACAATATCAATCATTAAAGGCAAGCATAGGTCAAGGTTTGATTGCAGTACTAACACCAGTTATTAATGTTATAAATACTATTATGGCTAAATTAGTGCAAATGGCGAATACATTCAATTCAGTTCTTAGTGCAATAGGATTTAATATAAGTGGTGGTTCTGGAGGTTCTGGTGGAGCAGGAGCAATTGATTTTGGAGGAGCTACAGGAGGAATTGATGATGCCACTGGTGCTATGAATAATTTAGGTGGTGCTACTGATAAAGTAGGTAAAAAAGCTGATAAAGCAAAGAAACAGTTAGAAGCATTAATGGGCATTGATGAAATTAATAAATTAAAGTCCAATGATGATTCAGATGGGGGTTCTGGCGGAGGAGCTGGTGGTGGTGCAGGAGGAGTAGGTACAATAAGTAGCCCTGCAATTGACACATCAGCAACAGAAGATTCTCTTACAGCTTTAAATGATAAAGTTAATAAAATCTTATCTGAATTGTTAAGTCCACTTAAAAAGGCATGGGATAATTATGGAGATTGGTTTTTATCTAAATGGGATTATTTTAAGCAAGCATTTGGATATAGTTGTGATGTATTAAAAAGTTTCTTAGTATCTGTATGGAACCATGGAGGAAAAGAGTTTGTACAACACATGGCTGAAATAGGAATAGTAGTAGGTGGTGTAGCTCTACAAATTGGAGGAGATATACTTGTAGCATTAGGTAACTTGTGGAACCATCTTAATCCGGATAATAATCCTTATACTAGAAAGTTTATAGATGCTATGAATAGCCTAGCAATAGCAGCAAGGGATTTTATTATAAGTGCTGGTAATTGGTTTGGTAAGTTCTTAGAATTAGGAGGCCAGGCGTTTATTAATGTTATAGGTGATATAGTTATGCTAGTTGGAACTATATTAGCTGAGATTATGAGAGATGCAATTAATTTTATAACTGCATTTATGAATAGTTGGGCTGGTAGTGTAATTATTGGTACCGTGGCCTTAACATTAAATATAGTAGCAGGAGCAATTAAGGCAGTACTAATAGTTATAGAACAATGTCGTTATGTATTAGAGGCTTTTCTAATATTATGGGGAGCATGGAAGTTTAAACATGTGATAGAAGGAGCTATGCTTGGTACAAATGCTTTAGGTAAATTCCTAGAAAAAATAATAATGCTAAGCGCAAGCATAATTACTAATATAGCTGATTTTGGTAGGTGGATTCAAGGAGGATTAATTAAAGCAATATCAGCATGTGGAAAATTAGGTAATGCAATATTAATAAATGGGACTGCTAAAATAATTACACTTAGTAGTAAAATAAGAACAAGCACTGGAGAATTTATTAGGTGGGGCAAAAATATATTACTTCATCCAGTAAAGAGCATGAAAGATTTAGGGGTATGGATTACAAAGTCAGTTTTAGCATTAAAAGAGCAAACTGTTAAATTAGTTCAAAGTACAGCTAAATGGATTGCAGATACAGCAGGTAAAGTTACGAATACAATAGCAACAAAAGCTCATACTATGGCTACTAGTGGAGCAACAGCAGCTCAATTAGCTTTTAATTTAGCTGTGGATGCATGCCCTATATTATTACTTGTAAGCCTCATTGCTGGATTAATTATAGTAGTAAAAAAAATAGGTGATAAATTTGGTTGGTGGAAGGCTATTATGGAGGCAATAAGTCCAGTAATAGATTGGGTTAAAGAAAAATTAGGTTGGTTGTGGGATAAAATAGCAGGTTTCTTTGGTTGGGATACAGAACCAGAAGTTAAAGAAAATATAGAAGAAGTTGGAACTGTGGCAGAAGAAACTGCTAAAACTACAGATGATGCCTTTGGAACTGCTACATCTAATGTAAATAGATACTTGGATAGTATTCATTTTAATGCTACTAGACTTGCAGAAGAAGTTGATGAAGCTACTAAAACAGCTACTGAAAAGTTTGGTATGTTATCTCAAAGTGCTCAAGAGTATTTAGATGCTATAGTTAATCACGATCAAGAAAAACTCAATGAAATGGGAGAAAACCAATCAGTTTATAACGAAGAAGTTAAAGCTATGTATGCAGATTTAACTGAAGCAGAAAAGAATGAGTTCATGAAACAGTATGGTATTCTTAAAGGAATAAATGAAGACATGCTTAGTTATGAGGGTTTAACCTATGATGAAAGAGTTTCTAGACATGCAGCTTATTTAGCTACTATAGAATCAGATGAAAGTTTATCTTATCAAGAAAAGAAAGCTAAATTAGATCAAGCCAATGCAGATTTCCAAGCTAGTATTGATAGTGAGGTAGCAAAATATCAAGAGAGTATTGCATCAAAACAAGCTGCACTTGATGAACTGTTATCTACCCATGGAAATACTACAACTCAAGGAAGAATCTATGAGGATCAGCTAAGAGAAGCAATTGATGCAGATAGGGCACATATAGATGAAATAACTAAAACTAGTTATGATAATCAAGTTACTACTGTAGAAGGTGCTACAGATGCCATGGCACAGGCTAATCAAGATAGTGCTACAGCACAAGAAGAAGCCTATAAAAATGTAGCCACTACAGCAGAAGAATCTATGACTTCAGTAAATAAGAGTATAGATGGAGCTAAGAAGAATATACAATCATTTTCTAATGAGGTATCTTCATTAGCGAATAAATTAAAGAGTTCATTTAATGGTGTAGGGGCTAAGATATCTAGTGAGTTTACCAATGCTAGCAATATTATAAACATTACGCTTAATAGAATAAGGGCTGTAGTAGGGAATACAACATCAAGTATAAGGAAATCAATAGCTAGTGCATTTTCTAATATATCATCAATTATTTATAGTAATATGAACCAATGTTGTAATATTATTAGAGCATCATTTTCTAATATGTCTAGTACAGTTAGAAGTTCATTAAATGCTATATCACATACTACAGCCAGTATGCTTAATACTATGATATCTATATACAGATCTGCTTCTACCAACATTGCTAATATTACAAGTAACCTAGTTATATTAATGTCAAAAGGGTTTCAAAGTATAAAGGTTTCATCAAATAGTATATTTTTAAATATAAAAAATAATATAACTAACAATATGAATGAGGCGTATAGGAATGTAGCTAATTCTATTAGTAAAATTAAGGCTTTATTTAATAACTTTAATGCAACGCTTAGAGTTAAAGTTCCTCATTTCTATATGTATGGTGATTTTAATTTAGGGACTAAAGAAGTTCCTAAAGTTGGAGTTAATTATTTTGCTAAAGGTGGAGTAGTTGATAGAGCAACATTAGGAATATTTGGAGAAGACGGGAAAGAAGCTATAATGCCTTTAGAAAACAATACCGCATGGATAACAGATTTAGCACAGAAGGTATCGGATAGAATGCCACAAAGTGATAGTAATAATGGATTTGGTGATGGAGATTTAATTCTTCAGATAGATGGATCAGTAATTGGTAAGGTAGCACTAAAACAACTTAGAAAGATGCAAAGACAAGGAAACTTAACACTAATACCAACATAGAAGGAGTGGTAATATGCTTAAGATTAATGGAGTGGCTATTGCTGCTCCTAGTGCTTATGAAGTGACAATTCAAGACTTAGACGGAGAAAGTAACAGAGTTGCAGCAGGGTATATGGTTAGAGATAGGATAGCAGTAAAAAGAAAAATTAATTTAGAATGGCCACCATTAAGCCAGGGGAAAATATCAACACTACTAAATGCAGTAAGTAGTGTTTTTTTTACGGTTACTTTTCCGGATCCACAACAAGGGATGATAACAAGGACAATGTATGTAGGAGATAGAACTGCTCCAGCGTATCAATATAAAAATGGAGAAGCAAAGTGGAGTGGACTTAAAATGAACTTTATTGAAAAATAGAAAGGATGATTTAAATGTTAAAAACAAATAAAAGTATTACACTAACAGGATATAGCATTATAGAAGATAAACAAGTAGCATACATGAATGCAACTATAAGTACTAATGGAGGAAATGTTGGGAGTGTAACAAGGAGCATACAAAACCAAGAATTGTATAATGCTAATAAAGTTGAAGTAAGAGCCGATATGGATGCATTTGATAAGCAACTCTATGCAATAGAAGATGAATTAGTAGGAGGTACTGTAAATGAAGCTTAGTAATGAAAGAATAGTAAATGATGCAGCAGTTTTAGGAGCAATATCCCAAAAGAATTTACCTATAAAAGTTTCTTATGCTATAGCTAAAAATATAGCAAAGATTGAAGCGGAGATTAAAGTCTACAATAAAGAAAGACAAAAGCTTATAGAAAAGTATTCGGTGAAAGATGAAGAAGGAAAACCATTAATAGAAGATAATAATATAAGGATTGCACCAGAACATGTTGAAGATTGGAACGTAAATATTAAGGAACTTCTAGCAATAGAGAATGAGATTGATATCCACAAGTTCCATATAGATGAACTTATAAACTCTAAGTGTGATATGAGTCCAGCAGAGCTACTGTTAATAGATTATATGATAGAGGAGTAATCTCCATGGCTCTTACTATAGAGAAAGGAGGTTAATTATGCAGACAATAAGTACAGATTATAAATTAGAAATAAAGAAACCGAGTAGATCCTTTGAATGTAAAATAACTATAGGTAATAATATATATACCAATGATGATATAGTGGATATTATTCTAGAAACTATACAACCAGGAGAAGGGTTTAGTATTGGTAATACACCTTCACAAACTTTAGATTTAACACTACTAAATAGGGGTGATATTATTTACTCTACTAGCCATGTAAAAGTAGAAATAGGCCTTAAAATAGGAGCTACAATAGAATATATATTAATGGGGCTATTTAATATTGATGATATAGAAAAGACTGACTATACAACTAAAATAACAGCATATGATAACATGATAAAGTTTGAAACTCCATACTTTAGTAATTTGACTTATCCAGCTAATTTACAACAAGTAGTTAATGAACTTGCAACTAAAACAGGAGTACAATTTACAGGAAGCCTTCCAGCTTATACAGTTAAAAAGTTGGAGGGCTTTACTTGTAGAGAAATACTTGGATATGTATCTTCTTTATGTGGGGGCAATGCTCTTATAACTAGAGCTGGAAAGTTTACTATAGTTACAACTAAGGATATAGATTACTCTATTACTCCAGATAACTATATTGATTATAAAAGAGAAGAAGTTAAATACAAGATAGGTAAAGTTAGTTGTAAAGTTGTAGATAAGGAATTAAATAAAGGGTCCTTAGGTATAGATTCTATGGAAGTTAAGTTTGAAAATCCATGGGTAACGGATAGTATTCTTAATGATATTTATACTAAGCTAAATGGGTTTGAGTACTTAGGTTATACAATGAAATGGCAAGGTGATATCTCTTTAGATGTAGGAGATATAGTTACTTGTACAGATATTAAAGGAGCAGTAAGGAAAATACCTATTCTATCTCAAAAGTTTACCTATAATGGTGGCTTAACTGCTGAAATAGGAGCCAAGGGGGAAACTAAGAATAAAAATAGTTTTAATTCTAGTGGAAGTGGCTCAAATAAGCTTGATAGAGTTGTAACTGAGCTGTTGATAGTTAATGAAGCATTAATTAATAAAGCTAACATTCAAGATTTAGAGGCTGTATCTATAAGAACACAAACTATTGAAGCTAAAACTGCAGCAATAGAAGTTGCAATTATAGATGTATCTCATGTGAGTGATTTAACTGCAATTAATGCTAATATAGAAAAGTTAATAGCTGCAGATGCAACTATGGGCCAGGCTATTATAGGGAAAGCTAACATAACAGACCTTACAGCCAGCGTAGGAAGAATAGAGATATTAGAAAGTAGTGTAGGAGATATACAAACCCTTGTAAATGGAAATCTTACATCTAACAATATTCAATCTTTAATCCTAACTAGTGATAAAGTAACTGTAGTAAATGGTTTTATAAAAAATGCCATGATTGAGAATTTAGATGTTAGTAAAATTAATGCCGGAGATATATCTGTAAATAAGTTCAGAATAAAAAGTGATAGTGGAAATCTTCTAATATTCGATAACACTATACAGATTAAGGATAGTACAAGGGTTAGAGTCCAGATAGGAAAAGATGCGAGCAATGATTATTCCATGTATGTATGGGATTCTACAGGAAAGCTAATGTTTGATGCCACAGGATTAAAAGCAGATGGTATAAAACAAAAGATAATCAGAGATGATATGGTATCTGATAATGCAAATATCCAGGGTAATAAGCTTAATATATCTAGTGTAGTAACAAGTATTAATAATGGAGCTACAACTATTAATAGTAGCAAAGTACTCTTAGATGGTACTGCACAGACTTTAAATGTAGCTTTTAATACTCTTACAACTAAGGTGGATAGTGCTCCTCCGAGTATAACTACAGATAGTTCTACAACCAAGTTAGAAGGTGCTATAGATGGAATGTTGAAGATTAATAGTATTAGTGGACGGACATTACAGAATATTTTACCTAAAGTAATATTCCTGGATGCTATTAAAACCTATAGTACAACAAGTACTGTTAATGTTGGATTAATAAGTGAAGCACCTGAAGTGTTTAATGTTAAACCAAATACAGAGTATACTTTAATTTTTAAAGCTAATTATACAAACCTTACATTAAGTTATTTTTACTTAGCCATGAATTATACAAATACTTCTGATGTTAATAAAGGTGTTCATTATCAAACTTTAACTTCTACGGATAGTGGCAAAATATTTAAAATTAAATATACTACCACTTCTGATATAAAGAAGGTAGTTAGTGTGTTTTTTGGTGGTAAAGAAGGTTCTGTTGATATACAAACTGGTGGTTACTACATGATGTTGGAAGGAGATTGGACTAACAAAGAAATACCTTACTTTGAAGGTATAAGAAGTGTCTCAGAAAATGGAGAGGCTTCGGAAATTGTAAGTAAAGGCGAGAACTTATTAGATATAAATAAAATAAAAGATTCTGGTAAGACAAGATCAGATGTTGTAGGTGACACTGTAACAGTATCTTCATTTGAAGCATATGCGTGGCTAAGAAGCTCTGTAGAGTGCAAAGTAAAGCCTAATACAGATTATTATTGTGATTTTGAAATTTCAGATACAACTAACGGGTTTGTAAATATAAATACACCTTTAGGATTTTTAAAAGATTTAGGTATAAAAGGTGGGACTTTTAACTCCGGAAATAACTCTAAGATAATCATAGGTCTTTATGCAACTACAACTACTGCTAAAATTAATAATGTTACTTACTCTAATTTAAGATTAACCGAAGGAAATACGTCTAAACCTTATGAACCTTATAAGGAGCACAGACAACTTATAACATTAACTAACCCATTAAGGGGTTTACCTAATGGGGTGAGAGATACTGCTAAAGAAAATGAGGTTACTAGGAATGTAGGTAAAGGGAATTTAGCCGACGTAGACTCATGGAATTGGGAAAGATACAACGCTAGTACAAACCTAGACGAGTTCTATACAAGATACTTTTCTGTACCCATAGGCTCACCTAATGTTTTAGCTACAATATGTGATACCTTACCAGCCCTTACAGATTATTATACAGGTTCAGCATTATTAGAAGGCGTATCCACATCTAACGCATATGCAGTTACAAGAATTTCATTATCAAGGAATAAAACAGGGATAACCGACACTGATGACAGAATACAGAAGACAGTTAAATTAAAAGCGTGGCTACAAGCTAACCCAGTTACAATATATTATCAACTTGCAATACCAGTGAAAGAACCTATTAGTGTGGAGCAGTATATGAAGCAATTCAAAGATGGATATTTCTTAACTGAGGGTAGTCTAATAAATCCAACTGTAGAATTAGAGTACTCTACAAGTCTTGCAAGTGCATTGTCTACCATGAAAGAAGTTACAGAGAGCAATACTACAGCTCTAAACATTCAACAAGGAAAGATAAGTACTCTTATCTCTAACACTACAATAGTTAAAGATGGACAGAATATACAACTTAAAGATGCGTATAACTCCACAGTAGCAACAGTAGATTCTATTAGTAGTGTAATTAGTAGCCACACTAGTAGTATAAATAATTTAACAGGTCAAATAACTAGTGTAGATACCAAGACCAATGACATAAAAAGAACTTTAGATAGTACAGTAGCAACAGTTAGTAATCATACTACACAGATTAGTGGACTTAATTCCACTGTTAGCACACAAAGTAGCAGTATTAGTCAATTGCAAAATCAGATAGCATTAAAAGTTGAAGCAACAGAAGTTAATAATATAGTTAATGGCGCCGTAGAACAAATTGGTGGAAGTAATTTATTTGTTATAAAAAATGTAGGAAGATATAAAGGCTCTCATAATAATATAGGAGATACAACTAATATTGTTATTGAAAACTATACTTTTAATATAATTGGAAATCCTTCTGATTTATTAGGATGTACAATTTATAATATTAAAAATAAAATTATCATAAGTGGCGAAACAAATTTGACTACATTAACACCTTACTATGCTTTCTACAATGAGGATGGCACTAGTATACAAGGTCAAAGGAATGTAAATGTTGCGGTAGAAAACGGTAAGTTTAAATTTATATTAGAGGTACCATTAAATGCTTTTAAAATGGAAATGGGGCTTGGTCAATATCCATATGTAGCACCATATAGGCTTAGAAATATAAAAATAGAAGAGAATATCCATGAACAAATCACTACAGTATCTGACAGAGTGTCTACAATAGAAACTGACTTAACAGAAATTACTAGTAGAGTTGGAACTGTAGAACAGACTACTACAACTATAGATGGCAAAGTAACTTCTCTTAGCACAAGGATGAATACTGCAGAACAGAAAATAACAGACAGTGCAATAATTTCTACAGTAAGTAATACTTATCTATCCAAGAATGATGCACTTAATACTTATGCTACTAAAGCAAGTATGGAGCTCACAGCAAATCAATTGAAATTAGATTTTTTCTCTATAGATATAATAAATCTTTTAAGCAATTCAAGTTTTTCTAATAGAGAAACTACAGGCTGGAATATGAGTGGTATCGGATTATATACTGGTAATGCTAATTTCTTTATGCCCACAGATGGGTGGAGAGCTTTCAGCTTAACTAGCGATAGGGGACTCTTATATCAAAAAGGTATGATAGGCGAAAGATTACCTAAAAGAAATTCACAGTATACTTTTTCTCTTAGCAGCATAACAGAAAGTAATATAGAAACATTTAGGCTATATATAGATTATAAGTTAGGAGCCAGCTATGTAGCTAATCAAGTCATCAATCTTAAAACTGGCTATAATATTAACCGATATTCTGTAACCTTTACGACAAAAGATATTAATTATGATACCTTCTTATTATATATAGAGGTAAAACCTAAAGCTGGTACTACTGGATATAGAGTGTTTAGTATTGGACTACCTTGTCTATCTAAGGGTGATAATGGTTCTTATACAGCAAGGCAAAATGAAGTTATTAGTGGTTCTACAGAAATTGATGCCAATGGAGTAACTATTTACAATGGGGCAATAGACGTTAAGAATAGAGCAGGTAATTCTGTTTTAAAAGGTGATGCAAATGGAAACTTAATGGTCAGAGGTAATCTTTATGCAGATCCAGCAAACCCAATTTTACACTTGTTTGGTGGATGCTCCATTGATGCGACATATAACAATGAACAAGGTGTAGGAAGTGCAGTAAGGCTTAAATGGGATGAAAATAGCTATATTCGTATTGATAAAGGTTCTACAGATATATACCAAAATGGTATTGCTAGGTTTAGATTTTATCCTAATTACTTGGATTGTAAACCACCAACTATTTACTTTGCAGACCAATGTAAAATAGATGCTAGTTCTGGTACATTTAGATTCTACATTTCTAAAAGCGTAGATACAGGAATAAGAATATCACCAGATGGGACTATTAGTTTTATGATTGCCGGAACACCTAGACATGTATTTAACACAAATGGAACGAAAGCTGGAGGAACTATAGTTGTAGATGGAGCTACACTTGGAATGTCTCCAATAGATAGTCCAAAGGTATTATTAGAAGATGTATTATTTGATATAGATATACAAGAAGAAGGAACTACAGTATTACTAGACAGTACATTCATTAAGACTATATCTACTTATGCAGTATTCTGCAGTAATCCTAGTGTTAATATAGTTTTTAAAGATAGAACTAGCTTTTATGTACAAGGATATACCGGAAAAGTTGATTTTAGAATAATAGGATATCGTATTGGGTATGAAGAACAATATTATCAAGTAGTTGGTTAAGAGATTAGAGAAATCTAGTCTCTTTTATTATGTAAAAAGGAAGGTGTAATATGAATAAAATATTAAACTACATTAAAGTAATAGTATTGCGATAAAAATTGATTATTTTGGAATGTATTATGTGGTATAATTTAACATAAGTTATATTGTTATAAGATAATCTAGGGGGGAATTAAGAGTGAAACAATTTCTTAAAAAGCATATTCGATTAGTTATAGTGATAGTAGTATTATTTATTATTTATATGGGATATCTCACTTCCAAACAATCAGTTAACGTAGATGAAAAACTAGATAAAGCAATATCAGATTATATTCTTGATAAATTTGATGCTGGTTATAAAGAATTTGAAGCACATAAAATTTATGGTATTGAAGAAAAAGAGAATATAATTAATGTGTATATGTATTCATTATGCAGAGGATACTCATTAAGTAATAAAAAGTTTTATATGAGAGGGCAATACTCACATCCAGTATTCATGACTTTAAAGAAAAATAATGACAAGTATAGTGTTGTTGAATTTAAAGAGTCTGAGTATGGTATTAACTATGAAGAATCTATAATGAATATGTTCCCTAATGAATATGTAAAAAAAGCCTTATATGATACTGAATATTCTGCTGGATTGAGTGGAAATATAAGAAAACAAGCTAAGAGGTGGTTAAAGGAAGAAGGCAAAGATAATTTTTCTCTAGAATAAATTATATTTATATGTAAATTAAGATTTTTATATACCGTATTATTCAAATGAATATGCGGTATTTTATTATGCAAAAGGAAGGTGTAAGATGAGTGAAGCTGATGCAATACAAGAGGTGAGAGAGAGTTTAATAGAGATAAAAGGCTTGCTTAAAAATATGAATGATACCAATGAACTTAAACTTAAAAACTTTGAGGAAAAGTTAAAGGTTGCAAACAATAGAATTTCAGATTTAGAAGATGCTAATAGATGGTTATGGAGAGCAGTTGCTGGAGCTTTAATAAGTGCAGTAATTGCTTTTTTAATTAATTTTAAATAAGAAGGAGAGATAATTATGGATTTAATGACTTTTGTACCAGAACATTTACTTATTTTAATTGTAGCTACTTATGTAGTAGGAGTGTTCTTAAAGAAAATTGAGAATTTCCAAGACAAGTATATAACTATAGCTTTAATGGTATTTTGTATTACCTTTGCCATACTGCTAACTTTAGTAAATGCAGAATACAAAAGAATGTTTGATGCTATAGTAAATGCTATTTTACAAGGTATCCTATGTTGGGGCGTTAGTGTAGGTATTAATCAAACTTATAAACAAATTAATAAGCAAGAATAGTTTACAGAGTGGGAGCAATTCCACTCTTTTATTTTTAAGGAGGAATGGTTTATGAAAATAGGATTAAGATATGGACACTCTATTAATTGTAGAGGTGCTAGAGGAAAAATCGACGAAGTAGATAGTTGTAGGATTCTTTATGGTAAGATTAAAGCTTTACTAGAAGCACAAGGACATACAGTTATAGATTGTAATAGCAATGCTAATAATGTAAATTCAGAATTAAGTGAAGGTACTAATAAAGCAAATAATACGAAAGTAGATATATACATTACCATACACATGAACTCATTTAATGGTAAAGCAAAAGGTGTTGAGTGTTGGGTATATGATACTAATAGTAAAACTGCAATAACTATAGGAAATAAAATATGTGCTAATATATCGAAACTAGGCACTCTAAATAGAGGGGTTAAATACAGTACAGGTTATCATGATTTAAATGCCAGTAGTATGGAATCTATAATAGTAGAAAGTTTATTCTGTGATAGTAGTCAAGATGCCGAATTATTTAAAAATAAAACTGATGAATTAGCAAGAGCTATTGCCAATGGAATTGATAATAGAGTGAGTTTAAATATATCTAAGCCACAAAAGCCAATTATTAAGGAGGAATATGATATGAAAAAGATAGTAACTTATTTAGGGGATGCAGATCTATTTGCCGCAGTAATGGTGGCTCAAAAATTATCTTGCCCATTAATGCGAGTTAATGATTTTAAAGCTAGTGGATTAAAGGCAGAGCAAGTAATTCAGATAGGTGGCAATGCAAATGATACTAATAGATATATGTCTATGAAAAATGCGGCTAATAAGTATTTATAGGAGATAATATGTTGAATTTACTTATAATCTAATCCATAATATCAGTATAAGCGTTTATAAGGGGGGGATTAGATATGATAGGTTTACTATTAGCAATTGGGGTTGTTTGTATAATAGTTTTCTTCAATAATTTTGTATCTATATTAAAAAAGATACGAATAGATGGACATACAAGTGAAAATACATCTTGGTGTATAATTTCAATAATAGTATTATGGGGAATTTCAATATTTCTCTGTTCTATTTAAAGATTTTTAGGTATATAGTGATTTAAAGGGTAGTGACTTCGGTTGCTGCCCTTATTTTTTATACCTATTTTGTTAAATATATGGACAAGTTGTCAATATATGATAAAATAAAAATAAACCACTATGACGGCTAAATCAACAGTGGTTTAAAACTAAATATGCATTTATACTTTATACCTCCATTATACAGGAATAGAATTATAAGTGCAATAATTATGGAGGATATATGAAAAAAGGTGCAAAAAGAGTAGTTAAGAAACAAAGAGAATTTCAAGTTGATTACTTAAGGATATTCGAGGAAAAAATAAACTCAAAAGATGAAATAATAACAAATTCACCATTTAACTTAAGTTTATATTTTAATGATATATCTGAAATTGAGGTTAAAAAGAGGGTTAAGAATTATAACAATGAAGTTATAAGACTTCAAAGCATCGAGAAGATACAGGAACCTACAGATAACTTGAAAAAGTGCAAAGATTTGTGGGAATTGCATTTTATAAGAATAAAAACTAATTCTATATCTGGCATAGCAACACCTGATGGAGAATATGATGAAAAGCTTTTAACAGAAAAGTTAGATGATAATCAGTATTTAGCTGAAAGTACGGCATGTTTATATGATGGAGAAAAGAATTTATTTGTAATTGCGAGAAATAGAGATGCAGTACTTCCAAGTGCAATTCTAGAATTTTTTAAGAAGATCTTGAATAATCAACATCTTAATTATGCGATTTTGCCTAATAATACTAATTTGAAAAGTAAAAAAAGCTGTATATATAGAAAACTTGTTATTGGTATGAAAGATATGTCCACTTTAAATGATAAGGACAAATCATACTTAAAAGTTAATATACCTGCTGTATATAATGCGATAAATGGCTTTGATGGATATGGTTATTGCAACATTAAAATAGAGCTAACGATGGGTGATGAGCCTAAAAATATAAGTATGAATAATCAACTTGTAAAAAAGACAGGATACAAATTAATGGAATCAGGAATTGAAAATTTAAATAAAGTTGAAATTTCATCAAAAGAAAATGCAGACACAAAAGTAGAGACAATAGATTTAATAAATAATAAAATTAAAGATAAATTTACAGTAGGATATTCTAGAAGTGAACCAATATTGTATGCAGATGTTATAATTAAATTATTAACTTCATATAATATAAAAAAGAAGAAAACAGATGGTATAATAAAATAAAATATCAATATAAGAAAGGAGGAGAAATTATATGAAAAAAAACAATATTATAGCTCTTTTGGAGAGGGCCTTACCTATAATAATTTCACTTGCAGGTTCATTAATGGCATTGGCAACAGGATTTAGAATAGATTTATTACATGATTATAATAAATTGTTTTCTAACACAATAAGTTTCTCCTCTATTTTCATTGGTATGTTAATGACTTTAGTAGGTTTGATACTAGGATTTGCAAGTAAATATGTAATAAAAAGAATAAAATCTAAAAATGCAGATAAAATACTAATTACATATTTTAAAAAACCTATTTTTGCAGGTATTATTTTAGTAGTAGTCTGCTTAGTATTAAGTAATTTATTTGATGAAAATATATTGACAAATATAACAATCCTTAAAATAATTTCTACTTTGTGGATAATGGTATTAATATATTTTCTTACAGCTACAATTCGAGTGTTATTTTTAACATTTATAATTCTGAAAGAAGTTTTTCATGAAGATACCGAAGGAATTGATATTAAGAATGAAGAGGGAGAACGGAAAAAGATAGAGTTTGATGATGATTGTTTTTAATATATAACCACTTAAAAGGCTAGTAGGGAATAAAATCCTTACTAGCCTGTTTTTCTTTTGTATAAGCACATAGCTGAGAGTGAACTCAAATAAATTATAGACACTTAGCATTAATTATATACATTAAATGTAAAATAATCAACAATTAGTTATATAAAATCAATGATAATATTGGAAAGTTAGGTTCAAAAAAGACACTTTCGTGCATTTATTAAAGAAAAATATGTATGTTTATGTAATAATACGGTAGATGCAAATAATTAAAGTAGGAAGCAACTTCAAACGAAGATAATATTATTAAAGAAAGAAGGTATCTATATGAGCATTAATAATATCACAGGAAATTATGGTGGATATTTAAATAGTTTATCAATGAAGAACTCTGAAATTAAAGGTGTATATTCATCAAAAAATAGTGTAGGAAAATCTTCAGAGTTTAAGGACATTTTAGATATTTCCACATCAAGAAAAAATATTTTAAGGACAAATGATATTGGAGGAATAACTATAGATAAAGGAACCGCAGCAAATACAACTTTATATGTTGATAGGGCTTCTTTTAATCAAATAATGAATTATACTACTAATAATCCAGCATGTCAGTGGGAAGAATTAGGTATTGATGATGAGAAAAGGTGGATTGTTGTTAATGGGCAACGGTTTGAATGCCCACTTAGCGAAGAGGAAAAAGAACTTCGTAGAAGACTTAGAAAGGGACTTGTTGAGATGTTAGATGAAGCTGATAAGGAAAGAGAAAAACATAAATCTAAATCAGAAAGACATGGTTCTGTTAAAATAAGTTTTGATGAAAATAATAAAATTAAGTTAAATGGTGATGTGAGTTTACAATCAAGTGATAAGATTAAAAATCTTATGAACAATGATAAGGTAATGATGATGTTAACAGATATTATGAACATGAATGGTGGACAAGGTGTTATGTTATCATTGTAATATGTAAATAATAAAATCTATATTTAAAATAGAAAAAGATTATTAAAATAGAAAGTAATTAAAGAGCCTGAATTAATTTCAGGCCTTATCTATTTTATTATAAACATTAATACTAACACCATAAAGAAAGATAATATCCCAAGTATAGATCCTAAAGTTAAAAATTTTAAAATGATATATAATTAAATTAAAAGGTAGAAAGCAATACAGTATTACTTTCTACCTTATTTTTCTTTTGTATAAGCACATGGTTTAAGATGTATTTAGATTATAGACAAAAATATAATATTTAAACATATATTATGATAATTTTTAGAAAAACATATAAAAAAAGGTTGACACCTTATACTATCCGTAGTATAATTAAAGTATAGAAAGGAGGTAGTAAGGTGCTGAAAGACATATTAGAAATAGTGGTTTTAACACTAACAATAGTAAAACTTCTAAAAGAATTAAAACCAAAGAAAAAAAGACAAAAGAAAAAGCGCCCCCACCAAAGGAAACGCTAAACAAAGGACAGAGGGAAATGCAACTTCCCTCTTCCATCCTTATATATATTATACCAGCACCTTAGAAAAATATGAAGAACAAAATTAATCTTAGTATCGACATAATTGTATTAGTAATAACAGCCATATGGATTTCAGACTTGAGTTTCTCCGATTTAACCACTCTGCAGTATATTGGGTTAGCATTAGCTGTAGTAATGGTAATATTAATGATCATTAAATTTATTAAGAAAGGTGAATAAGTATGAATAATAAAACATCAACACAAACTGAAGCTAATAAGAAATGGCAGCAAAAAAATAAAGAATACTCTAATTATTTGAAAAGTAGAAGTACATCTAGAAGCTTTATAAAAAACAAAGCTACACTAGAGGACTTAGAAGAACTAAAAAACTTAATTGAAGAAAGAAGAGAGCAATTAAAAAGCCTAGAATAAATCTAGGCTTTTACTTCATCTATAAATCTTTTATGTTATCTAAATCAGATAGATCTTTTCCAGTATATTCATTAAGAAAGCGTAATAGTTCTGCTCTAGTGACTTTAAGTCTTCCTAATTTCAAACCTATCAATACTTTTTTCTCAATAAGTTCATATACTTTATGTTGGTCAACTTTTAAAATTTTTGCTATTTCAGGAACAGTATAAAGTATTTCTTTACTAGATGAATTGGTAGAACTTTCATTAACATGAATCACTTTTGTAGGTGGTAGACTACGTGATTTATTAATATTGTCTATTATATTTTTTAATTCTATATCTGATATTTGAACATTAATATTGAAAGAGTACAAATTTATCACCTCATTATAATATTTATTAGAACATATAGTTTATACTAAGTTACTGTGACGACAATGTCGTCTATTTGCCACCAACGTACAACATTTGAAACATTGTGTAATATTCGGATATTTGTTATTAAATATTTTTATTTCCTTAAGAGTAGCTAGTATACCTTCTTTAAGAAACTAAAAGATATTCTAATTTACGAAAATATATTTTTATGGTGGCATACTCCGCATGTTGAGGTGGTCACAAAACTTACTAAGAGCAAAGCGAATTAGGAAGTTTTAAGAGTGCCACCCATGCAAGGGCTCCCCAAGAATCCGAGCGAAGCGACGGATGATTGGTAGGAGACTACTGCTGAGGCGGTTGTTAAGCTTACTAAGAGTTTTAGTATCAGGAAATAAAAATGCCATGAATATAAAGGATGTACCAATAGAGCTTAAAGAGAATTAATAATTTGGGTTAAAAGGGGGATGTGTTTTGAGTTTATTTGAGAATTTTACAGAAGACCTATTAGAAGAGGCAGCTATAGAGATACTTCGGGAGATGGAGTATAACTATAGCTTTGGACCAGATATTGGTCATGATGGGGAATATCCAGAAAGAAAAAATTATAGGGATGTTATTTTGGAGCAAAGAGTTAAGGATGCTTTGTTTAATCTTAATAGACATCTTCCAGAAGAAGCGTTAGATGAAGCTTATAGAAAGATAATTACCTTTAATAGTCCAATATTAGAGGAGAATAATAAGGAATTTCATAAACTCTTAGTTGAAGGTATAGATGTATCTTTTAGAAAAGACGGTCAGCCTAAAACTGAAAAGGCTTATATCATAGATTTTAAAAATCCTAAAAAGAATGATTTCTTAGTAGCTAATCAGTTTACTATAATTGAAAATGAAGAAAGAAGACCTGATTTAATAATATTTGTTAATGGCATTCCTTTAGTAGTTATAGAGTTAAAATCAGCTACGGATGAGAATGTAGGAATAGATAGTGCATATAATCAAATACAAACATATAAACAAGACATTCCATCATTATTCAACTATAATGCCTTCTGTATTTTATCAGATGGAATAAATGCTAAGGTTGGAACAATCACTTCAAATGAAGAAAGATTCATGAACTGGAGAAGTATTGATGGCATAGATGTTGCTAGCTTAGATGTACCTCAATATGAAGTAGTGCTTAGGGGAATGCTACAAAAAGAAAGAATTTTAGATATAGTTGAAAACTTTTTATTATTCCAAGAATCAACTAAGGCAGAGTATGATGTTGATGATAATAAAATAGGAGATAAGAAAACTACTATTAAAATATTAGCTGGTTATCATCAATATTTTGCCGTTAAAAAGGCAGTGGAAAAGACCAAAATTGCAACCAGTGAACAAGGTGATAAGAAGATAGGAGTTATTTGGCATACCCAAGGGTCAGGTAAGAGCTTTTCTATGGTATTCTATGCAGCGAGCCTTGTAAAAGAACTTAATAATCCTACCCTTGTTATATTAACTGATAGAAATGATTTAGATGATCAATTATTTGGAACATTTTCTAAATCAGCAGATATTCTAAGACAGACTCCAAAGCAAGCACATGTAAGAAAGCTTACAGATGATCAAAAAAAGGCACAGACCAAGGAGAACTCTAAAGAAGTAAATGGATTATTTGATCTCTTAAATGAAAGAGAATCAGGTGGAATCATCTTTACTACTATTCAAAAGTTTAATCCAGAAGATGGTGAAATGCCAGCACTTACGGATAGAAGAAATGTTATTATCATTGCAGATGAAGCGCATAGAAGTCAGTATGGTTTAGAAGCAAAAACTGGCACTAAAACTGGTGAAGTTAAGTATGGTTATGCAAAATATCTAAGAGATGCTCTTCCTAATGCTTCATTTATAGGATTTACAGGTACACCAATAGATTTAGAGGATAGATCTACTACATCTGTATTTGGTGAATGTATTGATACTTATGATATGACAAGAGCTGTTGAAGATGAAGCTACTGTTAAAATATACTACGAAAATAGAATTATTAAATTAGAAACTGATGATGAAGAACTTAAAAAAATAGATGAAGAATTTGAAGAAATTACAGAAGGACAAGAGGATAATGACAGAGAAAAATACAAGTCAAAGTGGTCAAGATTAGAAGCTGTTGTAGGTTCACCTAACAGAGTTAAGAAGCTTGCAGAAGATATAGTTAATCACTATGAAGAAAAAGCTAAAACTATTGATGGTAAAGCTATGGTTGTATGTATGAGTAGAAGAATAGCTGTAAACCTTTATGACGAAGTCATAAAGCTTAGACCAGATTGGCATAGTGATGATGTTAATAAAGGTAAAATAAAGGTTGTAATGACTGGTAGTGCAGCTGATAGTGAAAGACTTCAAAAGCATATAGGTGGAAAGCAAAGACGTGATACTTTAGCTAAAAGAATGAAAGATAATAATGATGAGCTAAAAATAGTTATTGTTAGAGATATGTGGCTTACAGGTTTTGATGTTCCTTCAATGCATACTATGTATATAGACAAGCCAATGCAAGGACATAATTTAATGCAAGCAATAGCGAGAGTAAACAGAGTTTTCAAAGATAAATCAGGTGGTGTTGTAGTTGATTATCTTGGAATTCTTGAGAGCTTAAAAAAAGCACTGAAGCAATATACAGATAATGATAAGCAAAATACAGGTATAGATACATCAGCTGCAATAGCTGTAATGATTGAAAAACTTGAAATTCTTCGTGATATGGTTCATGGACTAGATTACTCAGCATATATGGGTAGTTCTCAAGCTGCTAGAATTAGAGCTATAACTAGTGGTATGAATTTAGTTCTAGGTATGGAAGAAAAGCAGCAAAAGGAATTTAAACAGTATGCAATTGAACTAGCGAAAGCTCATTCTTTATGTGTAGCAACAGAGGTCGGTAAAGCTTTAGCTTTAGAAGTAGCTTACTTTAAGGCTGTTAAAGCAAGTTTAGCAAAACTTGACTCAAAAAATGTTATGAAAAAATCAAAAAAAGAAATTGAAGCAAGAGTTAATCAGATGCTTGAAAGATCCATTATATCAGAAGAAGTCATTGATGTTTTTGACACACTTGGTATTAAAAGACCAGAAATTTCAATTCTCTCAGAAGAGTTCTTAGAAGAAGTAAAAACTATTAAATATAAAAATTTAGCTGTTGAAATGCTTAAAAAACTTCTTGAAGGAAATTTAAAATCCATGGAGAAAAGAAATTTAGTTAAGTCTGAAAAGTTCTCAGAAAAACTAAAGAAAGCTCTTAATAAATATAGAAATCAAGCTATAACTAATGCAGAGGTAATAGAAGAGCTTATTAAAATGGCTCAAGAAATAAAAGCAATGAAAGATAAAGAAAAAGATTTAGGACTTAATGATGATGAAATAGCTTTCTACGATGCTTTAACTGCTGATGATATAATTAAAGAATTTATGGATGATGATACACTAAAGAAAATAGCCCATGAGCTAACAATGTCTATAAAAAATAATATTACTATAGATTGGAGTGTAAGGAAAGTGCCCAAGCAGGTATGA